GGCGTCAATCGTCGGATGGTAGCCCGCCACGCCGCAGAAGCGGACACAGCGCGGCTGAGCCGCGGCGGGCGCGTCGCCCCGGACGCCAGGCCGGGGACCCGAAGGTTTGAGCATCCGGCATCACAGGCGCATCCCGCGTGACCAGGCGCCGGCGACCGTCCGCAGATTCGGCGTCAACCGGATCCCGCGCTGCCCGCAGTAGTTGTGAAAGACGACCAGGTCCCAGAGGGCCCCATAGATCCGGGCGAGGACGTAGGCGAAGCGCACACTGTCGGCGACGCCGCTCTTGTTGCTGTGTTCGTCGAACCGGGTGGGCTCGTCCATCAGCAGCACCGGGTAGCCGTGATCACTCAGGAAGACTTCCGACGCCACGGCATCCATCAGCGTGGCCGGCCAGTCGGTCCGTTGGTGAAACGACGCGCACGGCGCCCCGTTGGCCGGCGTGGCCGAGTCCGCCGTGGACGAGCCGCGCGACCAGATCATCCGGGGATCGGCCAACGCTTGCGGGTCGAACCCGTTTTTCGGCGCTTCGTTCCCGCCCGAGAGAATCGTCACGCTCCCGCGGAGGCGATCGGCCATCCACAGCCAATGCCCGGCGTCCGCGTGGACGTCCTGGTTGTCGACGTAGATCTCGGCGAGGAGGCCGATGCCGCGCGCGTTGAGCCAGTCGGCAAACGGCCGCACGTCGTCGTAGTACCCCGGCTCGTGCGGCGTCAAGGTGAAGATCTGATTCTGGGCCTGACTGCCCATCATGAAGACGCGCCACCATTGCCAGTCGAACTCGTGCGACTCCGCGACCAGCGCCTCGAGCTCCGCCCGCTGCTGGTCGCGCCACATGCGGAACGCCGGGAACATGTCGACGCCCGAATAGCACGCGGGCTGGCCGTCGGCGTCGACGAAGTCCTGGTTGCGCACTTCGAGATGCAACGGCGTGCTCGGCGGCGTCACGATGACGGCGCCGTCAATCGTCAGCGGTCCGCCCGGGACCCCGTTCCGCCACAGCGCGCTGCCGGTCCGGTGGAGCTGCTCCCACAGGCCGACGGCGTCGGCCGCGCGCGTTTCCAAGCGCCCCCACGGCGTGATGCACAGCACGCGATTCGCCTGCACGAACCGCACGACCACGTACGATCCGTGGTCGGTGATCTGGATCTCGCCGCAGCGGTCGATCGTCGGATGGTCGACGAACACCTGATAGTGGTAGGCGGCCTCGTCGGGTTCGACGCAGCACGCCTGCCCGGTCGCGATGCGTAGGCCGGTCATCGTCGGGATCTCCCTCGCGGTCCGTCGCGCCCCGCGCGTGTGGCGCAGGACTTCGGACACGTCGTATTCCAGGGCGTTCACCCGCCCCTACAGCCGCCCGTGCGGGATCACGCCGAGCACGTAGAGGATCAGCAGCACGATCAGGATCAGGCCGATCCCGCCGCCGCCCCAGTACGGGCCGCGATCGCCGCCGTAGTAGAACGCGCCGCCGCCGCCGAAGACGAGCAGGAGGACGATCAGGAGGATCAGCATGAGGGCCCTCGTTATGGTTTGAAGAACGCATAGAGCAACGCGATGAAGCCGACCAGCCCAACCGCGTAGCCCCAGCCGCCCTTGATGCCGACGCGTTCGGCGACCAGGCCGTCGGTCTGTTCTTTCAGGCTCGTCCACTTGTCGGCGAGCGCGCTCAAGGCCCGATCGGATTCGGCGCGCGGCATGAGCGTGCGCTGTTGGTCATCGAGCGTCTTGCGGAATTCGTTCACGCTCTCAAACCGTTTGTCGGCGGCCAGTTCCGCCTTCGAGACGGCGCGATCGGCGGCCGCCAGGGCCGCTTGCACGGCTTTTTCCGCCACGGTGAACGCGGTCTGCATCGCGGTCTGCTGGCTGAGGAACGCGGCCGAGAGCGCATCGCTCTGCGCTTCGAAGCGTTGCTGGTACCGGAGATCGGTCGCGGCGGACGCGGCGGCGGCGGCCTCCTTGATCGTCGTCAGCGCGACGCCCAGCGTCTCTTTCTGGACCGCGGCGATCTCCTTCAGGCTCTCGGTGAGGAGGTTCAACCGCGTCTCGACGTACTGATCGAGCGAGGGGCCGGACGCCTCGTGGCGTGTCATCAGTCGGTCACCAGCGGCGGATCCGGCGGGCCGACCTTCGGCACCGTGATCGGTTTCGTGTCGCCGGGCGCGATGATCGCCACCGGCCGCACCGTCACCGTGCGCAGATACAAGTTCACCATCGCGACGACGGCGAGTTGGAGCGGCACAAAGCGCGGCGGGATCAGCACGTTGATCTCCGACAGCGACAACAACGCCAGCAAGCCATTCGCCGCGTTCCACCAGAAGGTGCGGCTCGAAAACAGCGAGATCGCGTAGTACGTGCGCGTCTCGGGCCGGAGGGGGACCTGGGCGAAGGCCGAGCGGTCCTCGCTCATGGGGTCACGGCTTTGGCCTCCTGGGGCACATAGGACAAGGTGTTGAGATCGAGGGTGAAGCCGGGGTGAGAGAGATCCTTCACGACGGCTTCGAGTTCCAGTTGGGCGTTGCGGTAGATCAAGACGCGGAGCTGGAGGGTGGTGCGTTGATCAGACGTGAGCACCGGCACGACGGACGAAACTTTGACGCGATCGTCACCGCTCGGGTGACTCGGGGTCTGTGCCCTCGCAGCGGCGGTCCCGGTGACTCCACCGTGCGCGCCGAACACGACGACGACGATCAGACAGACGAGCGCGCGCCTCACGGGACTGACCCCGCCACCGTCCCGACAATCCGCCCATCCGCGATCAGCCGATCGAAGATGCGCTGAGTGAGGCTGCGCGTCGACAAGTTCACCTTGTTCAACTGGATCAGCAGCGTCGTCGCCGTCGCGCCTTCGTAGACCTGGTCGGTGTAGGTGCCGTCTTCGCCCTTGAGGGTGATCACGATCTGCGGCGTCGGTTCCCACTTCAAGAGCAGGCTACTGACGGTGTAGCCGACGACTTGCGGCGGCAGCGGCTTCGGCGTCGTGAGGGTCAGGCGTTCTTGGGCCGCGGCGCCCGCGAAGAGCGCACACGCAACGGCGAGCGCGAGCAGGGTGGATTTCATGATCAGTAGCCTCGGCAGAGCACGGTGACGTAGTCCAGAGAATTCATCGTCGCGCTGAACGTGAATGAGACCTGCGTTGTCGACGCATTCAAGTTATCGATTTCTTGCGTGCCGCTGACGGTGCCGGTGCAAATCGGCGCGTTGGCATACGTCGCGTTGAAATTCACGGTGCCGGTCGTCGGACTGCCGGTGCCGATGGTGACTTTGAAGGCATAGGCCTTTCCCACGATCGTCGACCCGGTCCCAAACCCGCTCGCAATCGTCGGCGTGGCGACGGCATCGGTGAGGTTGCCCGTACTCCCCAGCGACCAATGCCCCGCCGCGAGCATCTGCGCGCGCAGGGTCTGATTCGTGTACAGCCGGATCGGCCCCGACGCATCCGCGGTCACGAACGACAGCCCGCCGACCCCGTCGGCGTAGAGCGTCCCACTCGCCGCGATGTCCCACGTCCCGGTCGTGTAGCCCTGCGACTGGTTGAAGAGGGACACGCGACTCGTGCCCGCGGTCAAGCGGTACTCCGATCCGCTCGTGCCGTTACTCGTGGAGTTCGTGACGCTCAGCACTTGGAAGCCAGTGCCCGCCGTGCTCAGCGCATAGGTGCCGAAGGTGGTGACCGCCGCCGCCGCGGTGATCCGGCCTTGCTGATCGACCGTGACGGAGGCCGGGCCGCTCAGCCCATATTGCGCGGGCGTCACGGCCGTGTTGTTCAGGCTGATCGTCGTCGCCGCCGCGTTCCCCGTCGTGACACTCGACGTGATCCCGGTGCCGCTGGCGACCGTCGCGACAAAGTTGCCGACCAGGCCGGACGTCGGCACATTCGACAGGCCCGTGCCGAGGCCGTTGTACGTGCCGCCCGCAAAGGTCGACGCCGCCAGCGTGCCCGCCATCGTCACGGTCGATCCGCTCTGCGTCAGGAGCGAGTTCCCCATCGCGGCCACGCCGGTGAACATGCCGATGGTGTTGGTCGTGCCGCTGATACTCGACCCCGTGGCGAGCAGCGCCCCGTTGAAGTACAAGCCGCCGCTGACCGAATACAGCTTGTTGGTCGTGACCGACGGCGCCGCGAATTGCTCAAAGGTCAGCGTCGCCAGCCGCGCGCCGGAATTCGCCGCCGGGACTAACGTCGCCACGGGACACCCGACACAGAGCGAGGTCGCGGAACTATCGGTGCTCTTGATCGTCGTGCCGGTGATCGGCGCGGGCTGCGCGTGGAGGATCGCGGGCAAGAGCGCGAGCGTCAGCGCGAGCGCCGTGGTTCGGGCGCCCGAGGGGATCACCCATCGTCGCCGCTGCGTGGTCTCAGACGCCGGGGTACTCACACCGCCGTAGCGCGAGAAAAGGATTTCGGTCATCGTCTCTTTCACTACGCCTGACGAATGAGCTTCGCGCCCCAGGCATACCCGGAGTTCGCGCTGACTTTGCATTTCACGCCATACGACTTACTCACGCCCGCCGCCCCAAACGTGATCGCCGCCGACGTCGCGACTTCCCCGGTGAGACTCGTGATCGTCGCCGTGGCAATCGGCGTGTCGGGTGATCCGTCGCTGAGATTCACCAGCGCGACGGTCAACGTCCCACTGGTCACCATCAGCCCGGTCACCTGCAGCACGTACGTCCCCAGCAGGTTCGCGGAGTCGACCGGATAGACCGCCGTCCCGGGATGCAACGTGTCGAAGGTTGGGCCACTGGGATACGTCGTCACGCTGATCGGCGACGATCCGAAGCCGCCAAACTCGAAGACACTCCCGAGGCCCGCACTCCCGGCGCCCACGGCCGCGATCAGATCCTGCGTCCCGGCGGGCACGACGACGCCGGCGCTGTCTTTCACGACGAACTTGTACGAGAACGCCGGGTCGAGATAGATCACGCAGCGGCCTTCACTGTCCAAGCCGACCGGCCAGGCGTTCTGCGTGCCGGTCGCATTCGAGTAGGTGATCGCCGGCGTCGCCGTCCCGGCCAGGTAGACCGAGATCGAGCCGAGCGCCAGCGGATCGCCGGCGCCATCGAACTGTTGCCAGAACACGTACGGACTGAGGGTGTAGCTCACTGGGTCCACCGGCCCGACGCATTGCGGGCTTCCACGCGGGCTTTCACCGTCGCGTCTGTCGGTTGTTTCAAGCGTGCGGCGAGATCTTCCACCGCCGACGTCGGCGCGCGCCGCGCGATCACCCGCTGCACGGCCTCGTCGGCGGGCACGCCCCGGCGCATGAATTCCATCGCGTTACTGGCTTCCCCCCGGAGCGGCGTCTCGCCCACTTTCGTGAAGGTCTCTTTGACTTCGGCGAGCACCTTCGACGGGTTGAACTGCAGCACGCGCTCGGCGGCAGCTTGCGCGGGCGTCACGGCGACGGCGGGCGCATCGTTCAGGTTGCGAAGCGGCGGTGCGGGCGGGTGCGAGGCGACGGGCGCGGGCGTGGCGGACGTCGGGGCCGGCGTGGCGGTCGCACGCGCCGGCGGCGGCCGCGCACTCGTCACGGGCGCGCGCTCATTCAGCGATCGCATGGTGTCGGCCGCGGCTTGGGGATACTCGGGGAGGCGCGCGGCTTGACTCGCGGCCGCCGGTGCCTGCCGGGCCTCGTTCAGTGCGCCGATCAGTGACTCATTCACCGTGGGGGCCTTGCCGACCACGCGCCCGACGACGGCGGGCTCGGCGGCGACGGCGGGTTCGAGCCGCGCGATCAATGAATCGGCGACGGCTTTCAGGCCTTCGCGCACGGGATGGCGCACGGTCTTGAGGACGGTGAGGAGCTGCTGCCCGGTGGGTGCCGGCAGCTTACTGATCACGCGGGTGAGATTCCCCGTGATGCGCTCGACATCCGCCGCGGTCGCGCGCGCGCCTTGCGCCAGGGCGCCGCCTTCCGGCACCAGCAGCGTGGCGAGATCGTTGATCGTCTCCGGATGCGCGACGCGCGAGAGCATCGGCCGCAGCTCGGTTTCAAACCAGCGCGTGACGGTGCCCGTGTCGGGCGGGAGATCGCCCGCGTCGTCGCGGCCGCGCCGGGGATCGAGCCGCGCGTCTAGATAGGTGTGCGACGCGGCGGCGGGCGCGCCCCAGTTCGGATCGGTGATCGGCGCGGCGGCCGCTGCCGGGAGGCCCCAGTTGGGATCCGTGATGGTCTGCGGCACTACTGTTTCACCCACTCGGTCCCGGACCAGCGGCGCGTTTCGCCGTGCGCGGTGCGGACCTCGCCGACCTTGGGGCCCGCGCCCTGCGTACTCGCCGGCGCGGCGGGTTTCGCGGCCGCTTTGTAGCCCGCGATCAGCCCCTCCGCCTCGTCGCCGTAGAAGCCGTGCAGCGCCGGGCCCGCTTCAAACGCCAGCGACGCGAGCATCGCGGATCGCGCGCGCGTTTTCTGGGCGAGCGTGGCGGGCGTGTCGCCCGGTTGCACGAAGTAGGTCTTGCGGTCGTTGTCGAATTCCTGATCCGGGATCGCCGCGCCCGAATCCTTGCGCAGCCGCGCTTCGGTGAACGCCCGTTGCGCTTGCTGGTAGGTTTGTGCGGCTTGGCCTTGGAGCGCATTCGGCATGGCGGCCATCCACGCCTGCCCGCCGAGGCCCTTCTGACTGATCTCGGTTTCGACGGTCTCGAGATCGTCGGCCGCCTGCTTGGCGCGGTTGAAGAAGCCGAGCGTTTTGTTCTGCGCGCCGGTGGGCGCTTTCGCGCCGGCGCCAGCCACCGCATACGGTTTGTCGCCGGGCTTCAACTGCGCGTCGCTGACTTTCAGCGCGACGCCGTCGCGCAGGATCCAGCTCGGCGCGTCGCGCGGGCCCACAACGGGCGCGCGATACGCCGGCACGCCGGCTTTGAGTTCGTCTTCCGTTGCGAGCCGCTGGATCGGCTGGCCGTTGGGGCCCGGCACGGTGACCATGTGATTGACGGGCGGCTTGACCGGCGCCGCACTCTCGAACGGCGTCGCCGTCGGTTCGTCCTTGACGATCCGGATCGTCTCGCTACCGTCGGCGTTGCGGGTTTTGATCTCGCGCGTGCCGGCCTTCACCTGGGCCTTGCCGTAGTCAACGCGTTGCTGATACCAGGCGGGGTCGTAGGTCTCCGGGGCGTCCTCGGGCTTCATCAGGCCGGCGCTGATGAATTCCTGCCGGATGTGCGGATAGGCCGCTTCGCGCTGCGCGTCGGTGGACGCGCCAAAGCCGGCGAGCACATCTCGCATCTTCACTTGCTTGTCGTCGTACTCCTTGCGCTGCAAGCCGCGAAACGCGACCATCCCCTCGGCGATCTCCACGCCGCGCTTCGGGCCGACGATGGCGCTGACCGTCTTGATGTCGGGATCGGCGTCGCCGAGCTTCGCGAAGTAGTCGCGCAGTGCCGCGTCCTGTTTCGTCAGCTCCTGCTTCCCGGCGACGTCGGCGAGGCGGTCCTGTTCGAGCGCTTTGTTGCTCGCGATCTGTTGCTGCTGGAGCTCGCGCCGCTGCTCCTGATCCGCCCGCCGCTGCTGGTCGTCCCGCTCCTGCCGCACGCCCTGGACCACCTGCCCGGGGACTTGCCCGAGCTGCTGCGCCAGGCCGGCCCAGATGTCGCCGCGTTCGAGCGCGGCGCGTGCTTCCGCGTCCCCGCGGCGGAGCAGAATCTGACTGACGCTGTCGGCATAGCCCATGTGTCAGGCCCTCAGGGTTGCGGCGGGTTCGGGCGGCCGGCGTTCGCCATGTCCCGCTCGTGTTGCCAGGGATCGGTGACCGTCCGCGCGTAGTCGCGGTCGTAGAGGGCGGTCGCCTGATTGAACTGCTGCCCTTGGCCGGCGAGCCCGAGTTGCCCGGCGCCGAGGCTGTAGGCGTTGTTGGAATTCTGATAGCCGAGCCCCAACTGCCCCTGCCCCAGGCTGTAGGCGTTGTTGCTGTTCTGATAGCCCAAGCCCAAATTGCCGTAGCCGAGCGCGGCGTTGGTCTGCGCCTGGTACTGGGCGAGCGCGGTGCCGGTGTTGGCCGTGTAGGTGCCGAGCTGCTGGCCGTACTGCTGCGCCTGCGCTGAGAGGTTCTGGCCGTAGGTGTTACTGGCCTGCCCGTACGCCTGCGCCTGCGCGGCTTGGTTCGCGGCGTTGTTCGTCGTGATGGCGTTGGCCTGGCCCTGGTTGTTGGCCTGGTTGACCTGAAAGCCTTGCGCGAAATTCTGGCCGCCGTAGGCGAGATTGGCCTGATTGTTCGCCTGCGTCCGCGCGAGCAGGGCGGCGTTATTCCCCGCGGCGGCGTTCATTCGGCCGGCGTTGTTCTGCTGGTCGACGGCGTTGGCGTTCTGCCAGCCCTGCTGCGCTTCCCCGCTGGCGCGCGCGTAGTTATCGCTGTTGGCGCGCTCGGCGTTACTGATGTTGGCCTGGCCGAAGTTGAACGCGTTCGCGTTGCGGTCCTGCCCGTAGGCGAGGCCCGTCTGCGCGTTGGTCTGGTAGGCCCCGAGCTGCCCGGCGTTGTTGGCGGCGTTGGTCGCGCGGCTGCGCGCGTCGATCGCGGCGTACTCCTGGCTCGCGGCCTGCTGCCCGTAGTCGATGAGGCCTTTGGCCGCGTTGCCCGTGCGCAGCTGGCCCTTCGCCGCCGCGGAGTTCTGGTAGGCGTCGATCCCCTGATCGCGGCGGAACGTGTAACTGGGATCCGCCTCCATCTCCGCCGCCGTCGGGCCGCGGTAGTCCTGATGGGCGTAGCCGGCCGGCGTCGGCATGTTCTCGTACGACAGCGTCCCCGGCGCCGCTTGCCGGGAGCCCGCAAAGGCCGAGGGCGTGGCGCTGGTCTGGTAGGTGAGCGCCTGCGGTCGACCGAGCTGCTGGGCGGTCAGCATCCCCGGCGCCGTCGCGTTCGTGTAGCCGACCTGGCCGGGCGCCGCGGCCGCGGCGGGGCCGCTGAAGGGGCCGATCGGCGGCGCGGTCGACGTGAACGGCGCGGGCGTGTCGAAGCCCGGCATCGTGGTCGGATAGGCCCCGCCCGTCGCGAAAGTTCCGCCCCCGCCGCCCGTGGTCTGCGGGCCGCCGCCTTCGGTCCAGCCCCGGACGCCGCCGCCGCCGCTCGAGCCGCCGCTGGACCCGCCGGCGCCGCCGCCGGCATCGCCCAGCCAGAAGCCGTCCGTGCCGCCGCCGCTATCCCGGATGACATCGCGGGCGCCCTTGCCGTCGCCGAAGTCGACGCGGTCCCCCGACGCCACCGTGGCGTGCGTGCCGTAGCGCGCGTTGTAGCCGTCCACGGTGCCTTGGAGGTTGCCGCGCGCCGCCGAGGCCGCGCCCGAGGCGCCGGTGCGGCCGGCGCTCACATCGAACGCCCCGCCCTCGCCGCCGTAGCCGCCCAGCTGGTTCGTGTATTCGATCCACCAATCCGCCGCCCCGTTGCTCCCGCCGGCCCCGCCCCCGTTCAGACCGGGGGTGCCGGGGGTGCCCGCCACTTGCGCGGCGCCGCCGAGCTGCGCGGCCGCGGATCCCGTCGACGTCGGCTGGATCGGGGTCGGCGGCGGCAGAGAGATGTCGAGGCCCGTGGACTCCCACCAATCGGCCATCAGCGCCCGCCTGTCTGCGGCGGCTGGACGACGCGCGCGCCTTTGGCGATCAGTTGTATGACGAGGGGACTATCGACGAGACCGGGCACCGGCCGCGGCGGCGATCCATCGGGCGCCTGCATCAGCGTCGTCTCCCCCGCGGGTTGTGACGTCGGCGACGACGTCGGCCCGGCGAGCGCCCCCTGGGCGGAGCCGAGTTGCTGCGGCATCCCCAGTTGTGCCGCCACGGGCGGCCCGTCCCCGGGCGGCGGCGCCGATCCCGCCGATCCCCAGCCGCCGCTCTGGAACGTCGCGGCGTTGGTCGGATCGAAGGCGGGCGGCGTCTGCCCGGCCCGGTCCTGCATCCGCCCCACCGCCCCCCGGCCCGCGGCGGCGTAGGGCTCAAAGTCGGCGCGCGCCTGCGCGTACTGGTCCTTCTGGACCTGCAGCGCGTCCCGGGCGGCGCGGGCCTGGGCGTCGCTGGCGATCTTCGCGGCCCGGGCCTGGCGATCCGCCGCGATGATGGAGGCCGTGGTCGTACCGATGGCGATCACGACGGTGGCTACACACATGGCAGACTCCCCGTCCCGAAACAGAGCTGAATGAGCCGCGCGTCGAGGCCCGCGCCCCAGTTCTGAAAGATCGCGCGCGAATGAAAGTAGGGCGCCGGAAACAAGATCGCGCGGTTGAAGACGGCCTGGACCGTGTGCCACGGCTCCCACTGCGCGGTGTCGCGCCAGTTCACCCACTCGGCGTGTTTGGCGTCGTCGGTCTCCGCGCTCGAGGCAATGGCGCCCGTCGCGCGGTATTTCCAGAAGGTCGTCCCGTCGGTGGCCGGCGGATCCGGATTCAGATACAAAATGCACGTCCAGTCGCCCATGTCGCGGTCCGTGTGGACGAAGGACGGCTCGTCCTGGCCTTCGGGACTGAGCCGGAAGGTTTCGTAGGTGGGCGTGAGGCCGTACTCCGCTTTCAGCCACGCCGACAAGGGCGACGCGCCGATCGGGGCGAGGCCCTTGAACGTCACGCTGCCGGAGGTCATCTCGCCGAACGGCTGCGCGAGCGCGGCCGCGCGGTAGGTGTGCGGATCGGCGACGACGTCATCGAAGACGCGGATGGCGTGCGGGGTCATCGATTGCACCCGAGGGATCCGTTGAAGATCTCTTGACGCGCTGCGACGATCCCCGTGCTCCGAGCCGGGAGACCACGCGTCGCAGGCTCCGGTGATTCAGGCGGGCGCTCGGACATCCCTGATGCGCGCTGCGTGGTCTGCAAGTTCGGACGGCCCCGATAGTCGTAGCGCGTAAAGACGTCGTCGTCCGTCGTCAGATCTTTCTGATACGCCGTTTCCACCGGGACAAACCCCAGCCGCCGATAGAGCCGTCCGACGCCCGAGCCCTCCGGCGCGATCATGTGGAGCCGGACCGCGCCCTGCGCCCGCGCCCAGGTGATCGTCAGCTTCAAGAGCCGCAGACTATCGAGCCCGCCGCGCGCCGCCGGTTCGACCCACCAATAGAATTCACTCGCCACCCATTCCCCCGAGAGCGGATGCACGAAACAGAGCGCGCCCAACATGCCCGTGAGCGTGCCCGCGCGATCGACCGACACAAACAGCACGCCGTCGGGACTCTCGATCAGCCGCGTCATGATCCCGGCGATCGCGGCGGGCTGCGTCGGCAAGAGCGCGCCATACGGCGTCTGCGCGAGAAAGGACGTGCCCAGCGCGACGAGCGCGTCGACGTCGGCGATCACGGCGTCGCGGATCATTTGGCGACCCACCCGGTGGTGGTCCCGCTGCCGGATTCCTTGACATACAGACTCACGTTCGCGCCGCCGCTCTCGTTCCGGTAGAGATCGCCGAGCGTCCCCGTGACGACGCCGTTGGGATCGCCGAGCCCGGACTTGGTCCCGCTGAGCAAGCGGTTCACCGCCACCACGAGATTCGAGAACCACCGCTGCCACGGCGCATTACCGACGGCGTCCAGGAGCGGCGTGCCGATCGGCCACGGACTGATCATTTACGCGGCCTCCGCGCGGATCGTGATCGCCGCATCGGTCAGCCGCACCGCGACCGGCTCGGTGATCACGAGCTGCGGCACGAAGCTGCGGCAATTCCCAAGCTGCGTCCAGATCACGCGCGTCCGGTACTGGCCCATCGCGCCGAGCGTCGTCCAGTGTTCATTGCCAAAGGTCTGCCCGCCGTCGCGCGAGACGCGCAGCATTGCTTGCGGATCCGATCCCTGCCCGCTGATCAGGCCGACGCCGACATCCATCGTCAGCTCGAAGGCATCGACGACGAAGCGCTGGCGATCGATCGTCTGCGGCGCCGGTTGCCGCGTGCGGCGGATCAACGCGCCGTTCACGTCGGTGAAGCTCGTGGGCGTCAGTTCGTAGATCGATCCCGTCACCCGGTCCGCGACGAGCGTCTTGCCGAAGGCCTGCATCGTGAAGCCCGGCCGGTACGCTTCGGCGGTGCCGGTCGCGGTATTCCAGTAACTGCGGCTATGCCACTTACTGGTGGCTTCGTCGACCACCCACGTCGCCCGCTGCGTCGGGAACGTGAAGCCAACAAAGGGATGCCCCTGCTGCTGGTAGCTCCAGGCGATCGCGTCGCCGATCGTGGTGTAGCGCGCGATCGTGGCTTCGATGCCGTGGTTCGAGACCCGGAGCGGCGTGTAGCCTTGCGCCCGGACGATCTGGCCGCGGCCCTTGGCGGTTTGCGTGAGCCAAGTGACCGAGGTATCCACGGTGAAGGCGTACGGCGCGGCAATCCCGAACGGCAGAAATGCCTCTTGAATCGTCGCGAAGGGAAAGCCCGGGAGCCCCTGGTCGGCGAGGACTTCGCTCGTGGATTCGCCGAAGACGTGAATCAGGCGATCCGGCGTGACGGCGAGCGCGATCCACGGATCCCCGGCGGTCGATTGCGCGTAGTGCGTCGGGTTCCAGGTCGTGCCGTCATAGAGGGCGCTCGCATAGAGCGTGCCCGTCGACGCGTCCAAGTAGATGAAGCGCCCGTCGATCGACGCGCCCATCGTGCAGCCCACGGGCTGGACGGTCGTGAAGGCGTGCGTGGTGCGGTCGTAGCAGTAGCCGACGTCGCCCGAGGTCACGAACAGCTGATCGCCCGCGTCGCCGTTGGCGCTGATCGTCGCGGGGAACGCATTCCGCTCGACCGTGCCGCGCTGCGTCGTGCCGCCGGCGCTGTCGACTTCCCAGAAGGCATAGCCGGCGACGAAGTAGGCTTCCCCGCCGATGCTGAAGGTGGCGCGCCCGGGCGCCTGGCTGACACTGGCGAAGTTGATCGTGCCCGGCGTCGGCAGCTGCGCCCAGGGCGTCGGCGCGCCGTCGGACTCGTTTTTCTCGAGGTAGAAGTTGTCGCAGATCGATCGCTCCTGATAGGCCTCGGCGGGGTACGCCTCGCCAATGAAGGGATAGCGCGACATTACGACCACCCCCCCGTCAGGAAGTTGTACGAGAGCCCGCCGTGCGAGCCGCTCGGGACCCCGTGGTCGCGCGTGCGGAGCTTGGGCGTGGGCTGGCGGTTGTTGCGGCCGATGCGCTCCCGCGCCTGCGCCGCACGCTGCTCGATCTTCCCGGCGAGGGTGATGCCGAGCGGCGCCGCGATCGCTTCGGCCACGGTCAACGTGACCGCGTTCAGATAGCCCGGCGGCAGCGTGAACGTGGTGGCGAGGGTGATCGCGCTGAGCACCAGCCGCGTCATCAGCTCGATCGACACAATGGCGTTGGGGACCGGATAGAAGTAGAGCGATCCATTCGGCCACGTCGCGTCGTAGTAGCAGTCGGTGGGGATCCCGGAGGCGAGCGTCGGGACACTGCGATCGAACCACCAGGCTTTGTCGCGCCCGGTCGTGATCGGCACGCGCACCCCGCCCGTCAGGATGAGCGCCGCGCCGTCGATCGTCACGGGCCGCTGCGCAATGACAAAGGTGCCCGTCGGCCCGATCGTCGTCGGCGTTTGCGCCGCCACCGTGCTGTACGTGGTGAACACGTCGGCGTACACGGCCTCGCGATCCGCGTTCCAATCATCGAAGAGCCCATTGAGCACCCCGAGAATGAACGCGGCGTCGCCGTCGCTGAGCGTCTCGAGCGGGTCGAGATGCCCGATGGCGATCGCCGCGGCGCGACAGACCGAGAGGCCCGTGTCCATCAGAGCAGCGCCGTCTGGGCTTGGACCGCCGACACGCGCGTGTTCGCGGTGGCCGCGATCGCGGCTTCCGCCGCGATCAGCGCGACGACGACCGCGTCGATCTGCCCCTGGTTGTAGGCCGCCGTGACGGCCGCTTGGAGCGCGATCCGCTGCGTCGTCACGAGCAGCAGGGCGGTGACCTGGGCCGTCAGCCCGTCGAGGAGCAGCCCCCCGACCACCGTCGCGGGCCGCGCCGCGACCCCGGCCTGCACCGCGGCAATCTTCCCTTGGACGTCGCTCAGCGCACTCATGATGACCAGTACCCCGTAATGACCCAGGCTTTCGAGCCCGCGGTCGAGTTGATCCAGCAGAGATCGACGTTTTGCGGCAACCGGATCGGCGTCGTCCGGTTGTCAATCACGGTCTGCTGCGTGGCGGCCGTCGTCATCGCAAACCAGATCACCGTGGTGCCGGTGCCGCAGACCGTGCCCGTCCCGTACTTCAGCGTGTTGTACGAGTCGGCGGCGATGCCCGCGGCGTTCGTGCTGCTGAGCACGTCGGTGATCACGAGCGCTTGCCCGACTTTGGCGGCACAGTCCCCGCCGACGGCCTGGACCGTGGTGGCGGTGGCGACCGTGACGACACAGCGGATCGGCTCCCGGAGGACCTGCGCGCGCACCGGCGCCGCCAGGACCAGCCCGAGGAGCCCGAGCGTGAGGAGCGCCGCGCGCCTCACGGCTTGCCCTTCGCGGCGGGCTGCGTCGCGGCGGCGGCGTCCGCCGCCGACTTCTTCGCCGCGGCCTCGGCGTCGGCTTTCGCTTTCTTCGCGGCGTCCTCGGCCCGCTTTTTGGCCGCGTCGGCGTCGGCTTTCGCGCGCGTCTCGGCGCGCGCGGCATCTTCCGCGCCGCGCTTCCGCGCCACGTCGGCGTCTTCCTTGGCCCGCGCGGCGTGCAGGTCGGCCGCGGCTTTGCGGTCGGCATCGCGGGCCGGGTCGGTCGTCCGATGCACACGCCAGCCGGCCGCCAGCGCCGTCTTGGCCGCCTCGGTATCGACCACCGTGCAGGTCTCGGCCGTGTCGTCTTCCGGCCCGCGGTACAGCAACCGGGGGACGGTCAGGGTGGGATCGAGCGTCGCTTCACTCATGGGCGTGACTCCGTAGCAAGAAAAGGATCGCGGCGCCGGGCGTTCCGCCGCCGCGATCCGACATGAACCGCGTTACGCGACGACCGCGGCGCCGCCGCCGACGCCGTAGATCGAGACGGCTTCCGCGCCGACGGTGTTGTTGGTGACGACGAAGGTGAAGCGCTTCGACACGAGCGTGGCGAGCGTCAACACCGCGGTCGTGGTGGACGTGATCTTCGTGACCCCGGTCCCGAGCGCGATCGTCAGGGTGGTGTCGCCGTAGTTCACGATGTCGAGATCCCACGACGTCCCGACCTGACAGCCGTTGATCGCCGCGACGAGCGCGGCGGCCGTGGGCGTGGTCGCGGTCTGCGCGTCCTGACACTCGATGTTGAGGAGCCCGCCCAGCACCTCGGTGGCCGTCAAGGTGACGGCCCCGCCCGCGGTGGTCAGGATCTTGGTGACCGGGGTCTTCGTGGGAAACGCGACCGTCGAGAACTGCGCGAACGTTTTTGACGGAGAGAAGCTGGTGAACGCCATGATTGTGTCCTTATCCTTTCCTCGTCCGGGTTACGCGGACGCAATCACGACGGCGTCGTGATCGTTGTACAAATCGCCGAAGCCGTAGATGCACTCGATCCGGTTGATCCACTTGCGCTGAAAGCCGTCGAAGATCCGGAGCACGGCCACGCTGATCCCCGTCTCGGGGTCGCGCGCCTGGCTGCTGACTTCGACCGTGCCGCCCTGCGCGGGGTTGTCGAGCGGGACACTGACGAGCGCGAAGGCGTTCTCGCCCAGCGCCAAGCCCAGACTCCCAGTGTGCGCGCTCGTGGGCGCCGCGGTGCCCGGCCACATCGTCAGATCCGCGCCGGCCAGCGGCAGCGCATCGACGTTCTGGAACGGCGAGCCCGGCCCGTAGATCGGCGGCGTGATCGTGATCGTGGCCGAGGTGCCGCTGATCGTCGACGTGGTGAGACACGAGAACTGCTTGAGCGTCCCGGTCGACACCTTGGTGATCGCGTTGACTTCGTTGACGGCCGCGATGTTGAACTTATCGCCGGCCTTGAAGGTGTCGCCGCTCGTGACCGTGAGCGTGAGCGTGGAGATGGCCGCCGTCCCGGTCAGCGTCGCGGTCACTTCCACCGTGCCCGCCCAGATCGCGGAGGTGTGGCGCTTGAGGGAGTTGCTCTGATAGGTGTCGAAGCCGTTGACTTCGCCGATCAGGCCCTTGCGCCACATTTTGCTGATGTCGCTCGACGGGTTGAACTGGGCGACGGCCGTCGCCCGCAGCGTGCGGACAATGGCGGGCGCGAGGAAGACGCCGTGATCGCCGGCGGGCGCGGAAATCTCGGCGAGCCGCTGCCCGGCCGCGCCGTAGACCGCGTCGAACGTAGTGGGGTTCGTCCCGAGGATCCCGACGACGTTGGGCGTGTGGATGGCGGCCCACTCCGCGCAATCGGTCTCGATCTTGTTGCGGATCGTGGTCATCGCCGGCTTGATGATGTCCTTGGCGATCTTCTCGCGGCCGCGGGCCATCTTCAGCGCCTTCTCGATCGAGTCCCATTCGAAATGGGCCTTCGCGACCTTGTCGATCGTCACGTCGGCGTGGCGGTCGAGGATCGCCTGCGGGGTGTAGCCCAGGGTGTTGTCCTGGTCGATCAGGAACTGCTTCGGGAAGGGAATGCGGAGCGAGGCGCCGATCGGATACGACTTCGTGAACTCGTGGTTGTAGGACGTGTTGAAGAACGGCCCGATCTCGAGCGGGTTGAGCAACTGGCGCAGCGATTCCATCGCGAGCCAGTCGGCAAATTCAAAAGTATTCGCGGGCATGGTGGAGTCCTTGGCTTACCGTCGGGCGCTGGCTTCGCGGGCGTTGGCTTCGCGGAGATAGGCGCCGACATCGCGCCGCGCGACCGCCGCCTCGACCCCGTCCGCCGGCGCGGCCGCGCGGGATCCGAGGGTGGGCGGGGGCGCCGGCGCGCGAGTGACGTGGTTCGGGGTGGACGCGGCCGCAGTGGCCGCAGCGGAGGCGGGGGACGCCGCCTCGAGGCGCGACTCGAGCTTGCCGAGGGCCTTGAGGAGCAGGGCCGGGGGCAGCGCGATCAGCGCGCGGTATTCGTCGAGATGCGTGTTGAGGTGGTAGGCAATCTCGGGCGCGAGCTCGGAATGCAGGACCGCCTCCGCGAGGAGCGGCGTCGGCATCACCGCGGTCTGCTGGGTGATGACGTCGAGGTAGTCGGGATGCGCGGCGGCGAAGGCCTCGACGCGGGTGTCGTGCGCTTTCGCGACCTCAGAGAGCTGCGCGCGACCCTGCTGCTGCGCGCGGTCGGCCCGATCGGCCTGCTGCGCGAGACGGGTTTCGTAGCGGGCCGTGGCGCGGACAAACTGCGCGTAGGTGTCGAAGTCCTCTTCCTTGGGTTCGTCCGGGTCGGCTGAGGCGGCCGGCGCGGGCGGGACGGGTGCGGGCGTTTCAGCGGCCGCCGCGGGCCGAGACGTGAGTTGTTCGCGGAGCGCTTTGAGCTCCCCGTCTTTGAGGTAGTTCGCGCGCGCGAGCTCGTTGATGCGCTCCTGCGCGGTCTGCTGCTTGCGTTTGTTGAGGGTGCGACCCGCGGCGGAGGCGGCGGGATCCACGGCCGGCGCGGCCTCGACGGGCGCGACACGGTGGTCCTCGACCGC